CTCCTTCTGAACCACAAGAACATGATGAAGGACCTGGAGAAAGCCCCTCAGCTGGGCCCCTTAGCCGTCCCCGCGCCGCAAAAGGGAAAAGCTTTAAACGTCGAGAGCGACCTCAACATGCTTTCGACAATTTCACTCTCGAGTGGAAAAAGGCAAACGACTTGAAAGTTGCCGAGCGACAAAAACAGCGACAGCTCGTCAAAGAACACAAGATCGAATTTGCCGATCCCAACCAAGAGAAACCGAACTTCTCAACAATGCCGAACGCACCTAAGAAAAACATGCAGAAGTGCGCTCTTGCTCGCAAAGAGTTTGGACTCCGTCACAACACCATGCTACACCGCGTGGCTCCTTGTATGCACCCCAACAATGGAATGACTCTCAATGACCGTCTTATCGCCTATAACAAAGGGCGATATTGCATGCACGGCTTTCACTTTAATCGCATCAAACCCATCGCCAAACCCGATGGATCTGTCATGTATTATGTTGCAAGCTGCGATCATCATCGCGAGACCGTCAATTCGTTCCAAGTCAAGGGCAAGTTGAGCATTCTCAACCCTCAACCCAAACCAATTTGCCCCCGTTGTCGTTTCAAGGAGACTGCCGTCATGAACCGTGATTGTGATTGTTCCGTCTACAGATGCACTCGCTGTCTGCACACAGTGTACCAAGCGCCTAATAAGGCCCCACTCGTGTACTGCGACTGCGGAGTGGTCCATGGTCGCCTGGACTTCCAAAAAGTCCTCGCTCAACAGATCGTGACCAAGATTCCTGAGACGAAATCATCGCTCTATTCCTCCGTTGCCCACAAGGAAAGCACTCGCTCCGATTTCTTTCGAGAGCTGAGAGGCCGAGAACGACAGGCCAAGACCGCGCCTGTCATTAACATGGCCGACTTCCCCGCCTTGGGCACTATCGTCGAAGAACGCACCGTCAAGCCACAATCTGGCAAAGGCGACCCAGCTGTTTTCCTTCCAGCCCCCTATCCACTTAGGATGGCTCGGGACGAATCCCAGATTCAGGCACCAGCCCTGCTCACCGAGGTCGATCTCAAACCAGAGACTCGAGCCATCATCCAGCGCCTTGACGAACAAGAGGCGAGAGAGTATGATTTGCGCAAACCGCCGCCGATCTTTTTCAAAGGCTCCAAGGACTACCATGACTATATAAATGGTATTGACCTTGAGACTGCGTCAGTACAAGACATCCTAGTATATCGCAAAGCCGCTCTCGAAAGGCACGACGCAAAAGTTGCTGAGGACCTGAAGAAACTTCTTCGTCCAGGCACCATATTTGATCCCATTTTCAAATACTTTTCGAAAATCAAGAAGAGTATTGCCGATTTTGTGAACGGATATGTCGACCTCCTGGGCAAGAAGATTGAAGCTAAACTCAGCGCAAAAACTGTTGAGTTCTTTGCTGACTTCCTCTCCATCTTCGACAAGATGCCAGATCGCCTTCGACAAGGAACCCTCTGCTTTGATCTCGGCCTCGACATCATCGACATGTTGTTTCACCCGACGAACGGTGTGAACTACATCCGCTTTCTCAACCACTTGGCCTTTCTATGCTCTGGAGGTAATATCCTCCGTTGGGTGTATGAAGCCATCGCTTGGGTTTGCTCGAAGATGGGCGCCGACATAAAGTGGACCGACCTTTTGCCAGGCACTTCACTGCCTCCCAAACCTCGCCCGCAATCTGGAGACCATTCCATCTGGAAAAAGATTGTCACCCTCGCTGGAGGTAATTGGTCTATGTTCATTCACCACTTCGATAACTCATTGAAGAAATTCAATTCGTATTGTAGTGCTGCTAAGAATGTTGGCTGGTTGCTGCGAAGATTCTGCGAAATGCTGCCCGACTTTTTGAGGTCACTCTTCATCTCCTTCAATAGTCGAGACTACATCGCTCACGCTCTTGCAGATCCCGAACACGTCTTCCACAAAGCCCAGGTCGCTTGTCTCGCCGCCGCTATTTCATCGCATGAGAAAGAGGTCAATGCCATCGCAGATAAAGTCAAGGCAGACGCTTTGATTTCAGAGTGCCACTCGTTTATTCGAGATAAAGGCCTCCCAGTTGATGGACCCATTTCTGACATGCTCCGCCGCTTCAAAACCCTTCTCGCGTTTCCAACGAAACAGACGAACCGAGCCGCTGAACCTTTCTGTATGCTCATCTCAGGACAACCCGGCTGTGGCAAAAGTCTTCTCTGGCCAATGCTACTCGCACAGTGTTGTCCTGGAGAGAGCGTCGCAGAAATTCGCAAGAAGTTTTTCGTTCGCGATCCCAGCAGTGATTTTTGGGACGGCCTCACCGAGGACGTCTTTGGAGTCCTCTACGATGACTTTGGTCAGAGTAGAGCTGAGAAAGATTTCGAAGAGCTTATTAAGCTCATTTCCGTTGCAGCCTGCGTTGTTGACATGGCCCATCTTGAAAACAAGGGCATGATGATCGACCCCAAGATGGTGGTGCTTCTCAGTAACACCGAAACTTTCACGCCCACCACTCTCACATCGTCTGGCGCTATCAACCGTCGTCCCCACCTGCGGATCGTTCAGCACTCTGAGCATCCAGTCGGTACCGTTCCCCCATTTGACGAGAGAGGACTTCCAAAAGGAGTCACTTTCGACATTTCCTGGGGTCCCATCGCCTATAACAAGAAACCCGAACATCGGGGTGTCACAATGGCACAGGCTATGGAAATAGTGTATCAACGCTATCAAGTGCACACCAAGGTGACTGAGGATCTTTCCTCCGGTTTTGACAAGTTTGTCTTCCCGAAACCAACCACCACACCAACAATGACACCACATGCGGGAGAAAAACGTTTCGCTCGTGTCAGTATGTGGTTGCAGGAAGCTTTTGGAAACAAACCGCCCACCTCCTTCGGAACGCGTATTGTGAAACACATGTTCTGGGGGACGGTTGGTGTCTTTGGATGGTACTGCAGCAAAGTGCTGGAAATGCTTGCTGTAATAACGGCAGGCTATATCGCCTTTAAGGTTGCTGCTCGCTTCCTTATGCCCAAAGAAGAACCGCCAAAATGCTCCAATTGCTCACCCCAATCAGGGGAGAATCAGACGCCACGCATCGCTCAGCCGAAAGTCACCGTCCAATCCGGACTTGCCGCATCTCTCATCCCCGCCTGTGAAGCGAACACCCGCCTCATGGTCTGGGACGATCGAGTCTACGCCCACGTGATCTTCGTTCGAGGAAATGTTTTTCTCACGAATCGTCACTTCTTTTTACAGGACTGGGAGAACGACTATGCTCAGTATCGCCCTAAAGGTTCCCAATTCACCATCTATTCCCATAGTCAACGCTTCTCACACGTCGAGAAATTCGACCCTGAGAGGATGGTGCAAATAGGAACTGGAGACAGCGATCTCGTTCTCTATCAGTGCTCACGCCAATGCCGTCACTATCGCGATATCACCAAACATTTTGCGAACGGCGACTCCATTCTCACGAACCACCCGACCGTCACGTTGAACATCGACCCCGCCACGCTGTCCCTCAACAGGTTCTACAGCTCTGTGGTTCAAGACCTCACGGAGTTTTCGTATGACCCTGACAATAATGGTGTAACGTGGTTGCAGCACAGAGGATTCACTTATAAACTCAATTCGCAAAGTGGATACTGTGGAGCCCCCATATTCGATC